GTAGCAAAGCAGTTAACACACAAAGCGGATATGGCCGACACACTGGATGGTGTGCGCAATGTCATCGATGATATTTTTTATGAACTAGGGGAATAACATGGATGAAGAAACAAGGGAGATGGATTTCAGAATCGCTGACCTTGAAGCAGAGGTCAAACGATTACGCAGGGTTGAGAGTGCGGCTCGCCTTGTGATGAAAGCGTTCAGCAATCAGTTGGACTATGACGCATGGGATAAGGCGTTGGATATGCTCGAAGCTACGCTGAAGGAGAAGCCATGAAACTAACAGCATGGTACGACCCAACTAACGGCATGGTCAGTACAGACAAAGACAGCCCTTTGTTTACACCACTTGGCCAGTTGTTGCCTTTGTATACACAGCGCACGTGGGTTGGGTTGACGGATGAGGAGATTTTGAAAAATCAAGACACAGTGGAAAATTCATACAGCCTTGACTTGATTGAATTTGCCAGAGCCATTGAAGCCAAACTCAAGGAGAAGAATACATGAGCAAAAAACTAACCAAAGAAGAAGCCCTGCACTTCATAACAACGTGGCGTGATTCTCTTGACGAACCACGGGTGGAAGATGGCTACTGGCACGACCCTGCTGATGACTTGCACAACTACTTTGAAGCTACTGGGGCACGCGATTGCCACGATGTTTCGGCAGAAGCTACAAAGGTGTACAACATTATGTTTGTTAACGAACACGATGATGAGTCATGCATTGTTGAAGATGAGTCGCCCATAGCAGGTGTTTGGAATGCGGCGGCGGCACAAGCAGCGCATGGTGTATGGCGATCAGTAGCAGATGCGTTTGGCTTGAACGTTGATGTACTGGAATCTGTATTAGAAGATTGGTATTTGTTATGGGGTGAAGACAAGACCCCGCCACCACCGATCACGATGGGTGAGTTTATGAAACGTTACAAAGCTGAGTACAAATTATGGGAGAAAGGTAACCTACTATGAACGACGATGATGACATCCAAGAATACGTAAACCCAAACAAGCAACGCAACGACGTGCTTGAAGAAGTAGCCAAAGAAATTGAGAAGATGACTGTGTTTGGTAAAGACACCATCGATAGCTTCGTGGTGTTTATACGGGAGATGAAACGATAATGCCAAGACCTAAACCACCCGAACCCATAACTTTTAGAAACATCCGTATGTCTGACAGGCAGTGGATTATTTTTAACGAACTTGGCGGTGCTGAATGGTTACGTGGGTTTCTCGAAAAGAAAGCACCAATGCCCAAGCAGTACTACGACAAACTCTTACAGGAAAAACTGAAATGATTGAACCCGTGAAGCAACTGGAACTATTCCCCACTGCCAATGATATGCAGGTGGGCGGTGACCATTACATGGACAGGCAGATACAGCCTTGGGATTACATCGTCAGCAATGACCTTGGCTTTCTCGAAGGCAACATCATCAAGTACGTCACACGTTGGAAGCATAAGAACGGGGTCGATGACTTGCGTAAGGCACAACATTACTTGGCTAAACTGATTGAGGTGGCAGATGGCCCAAACACCTGAAGTCAAAGTCAAAGCCCGTGTGCGTGCCATCCTCGACGCACTGGGTATCTACTACTTCATGCCCCCTGCCAACGGATACGGCAGGCAAGGCATCCCCGACATCATCTGCTGCATGGCTGGCAGATTCGTAGCCATCGAGTGCAAGGCAGGTAAGGGTCAACTGACCGAGCTACAGAAGCGTGAGCTTGACAAGATCATGAACGCCGATGGCCTGACCTATGTTGCACGAGAAGATAACTTGGTGGAACTCAAATCCATGCTTCAAGAAGAGATAGCACCCACACACAAACGTGTGGTCATCAAACGAATCCCTGCACCCCCCGGCACGGTATACAAATCAGCAAGCGAGATCATCGCCGAAGAAGGTCTTGACGTACTGGCTAGAAGGAATTCATGAACTTAATCACAATCGACTTTGAGACTTACTACGATCAGAAGTACAGCCTGACCAAGATCAGTACGGAAGAGTACGTACGTCACGACAGGTATGAAACCATTGGCTTTGCGTACAAGATAAACGATGAACGCTGTGTGTGGGTGACAGGCACTAACGAGCACATCCAAAAGGTACTGGACACCCTGCCTTGGAATAACTCACTTGTGCTGGCACACAACACCATGTTTGATGGTGCGATCTTGTCGTGGCGTTATGGCATCAAACCCAAGGGCTGGCTAGATACCATGAGTATGGGGCGTGCCCTGCATGGCGTAGATCAAAGTGTGTCCCTTGCATCAATGGCTTTACGCTATGGCGTAGGTGAGAAGGGTACAGAGGTTATGAACGCTGTGGGTGTGGGGCGTGAGTTCTTTAGCCCCGATGCCCTTGCCAAGTATGGTGCGTACTGTCGCAATGATGTGGAGTTAACGTACAACATCTTTCAGCACATGATGCTTTCAGGTTTCCCCAAGGGTGAACTTAAGCTGATTGATCTGACGTTGAGTATGTTCATTCATCCTGCGCTACGCCTAGATACCGAAGCATTGAGACTGCACCTTGTCGATACGGTGGCTCAAAAGAAAGCGCATCTGGTCAGTGCACTGCAAGCCGTGGGCAAGCAAGACCTTGCGGTCAAGCACATCCTTGGTGATGAGGAAGTGCAGGCAGAGGTACGCAAAACCCTGATGAGTAACGTACAGTTTGCCACCATGCTCAAAGGCTTGGATGTAGAAGCCCCCACTAAGATCAGCCCTACCACGGGCAAGCTAACCCTAGCCTTGGCCAAGAATGACGAAGCGTTCAAAGAGTTGCTTGAGCACGAAGACCCACGGGTACAAGCCCTGTGTGCGGCACGCATCGGCACCAAGTCAACCCTAGAAGAAACCCGAACTCAAAGGTTCATGGACATCAGCAAGCGTGGGGCGTTTCCTGTACCCCTTAGATACTATGCTGCTCACACCGGACGGTGGGGTGGTACTGACTCAGTGAATCTACAGAACCTGCCAAGCCGTGGGGCTAACGCAGGCAAGCTAAAGAAGGCGATCCTCGCACCCGAGGGTTATGTGTTTATTGATGCTGACTCAGCCCAGATTGAAGCCCGTACGTTGGCTTGGGAATCGGGTCAGGATGACTTAGTGGAGGCGTTTGCAAATGGCAAGGACGTATACAAAATCATGGCATCTGCTATTTACGGCAAGGCGGATGAAGAAATTTCGCAGGGCGAGAGGTTTGTTGGAAAGACGACCATTCTTGGCGCGGGGTACGGCATGGGAGCGCCTAAATTTAAAGCGCAACTCAAAACGTTCGGAGTGGACATTGAAGATGACGCGTCAAAACGGGTTATTGAAACTTATCGCAACACATACCCCATGATCCCAGCACTTTGGCGTGAAGCACAGGAAGCCCTCAAGTGCATGATGCGCGGCATGACCATGAAGCTGGGTAAAGATGGCCTGCTTACTGTGAATGATAAAGGCATCCTGCTACCCAACGGGTTACACATCTACTACAACGGGCTGGCCGAAGTTATTGAGAATGACAAGCGGCAGTTTACATATCAAACCCGCAACGGCCCCAATAAAATATATGGTGGAAAAGTTGTTGAGAACTTCACACAGGCCATTGCAAGGTGTATCATTGGCGATCAAATGCTAAAAATTGCTAAGCGATACAAGGTCGTGCTCACTGTGCACGATGCTATTGGTATTGTCGCTAGGCAAGAAGAAGCCGATGAAGCACGTGCTTATGTGGAATCCTGCATGCGTTGGGTTCCGTCATGGGCTGAAGGTTTACCAGTCAACTGCGAAAGCGGTATGGGATTGAGTTACGGAGATTGTTGATGGCAAAGATTCCTGCATGGTCATTCAGTAGCCTGAAGACGTTTACCACCTGCCCCAAGAAGTTCTACCACACCAAGGTACTCAAGGACATCAAGGAACCCGAGGGTGAGCAAGCCCTCTATGGCAAAGTAGTACATGAGGTTGCTGAGTTGTACATACGGGATGGCAAGGAAATACCTGAGAAGTTTGCCTTCATCAAACCCGCGCTCGATAGCCTGCTCAAGATGCAGGGCGAGAAGTTTTGTGAATTAAAGATGGCACTGACTGAGAAGCTAGAACCCTGCGACTTCTTTGACCCCGACTGCTGGTTCCGTGGCGTAGCTGACCTGCTGATCGTTGACCGTGAGAAGGGTGAAGCCCGTGTGGTTGACTACAAGCTTGGCAAGTCCCGCTACGCTGACCTCGGGCAGTTGGAACTCATGGCACTTGCGGTGTTCAAAATGTTTCCAGAAGTCAAGAAGGTCAAGGGTGGGTTGCTGTTCCTAGCCGAGGATAAGTTTGTACCAACTATGTTTGAGGTAGAACAACAGCACAGGTACTGGGGCAACTGGATGCCCAAAGTCATGATGTTGGAAGGTGCCTACAGCGCAGATATTTGGAATGCAAAACCCAACGGATTGTGTAAAAATTACTGCTGGGTGTCCTCCTGCACCCATTGTGGAAGGAAATGATATGCCCTATGTAACCAAAGCCAGACCCTATAAGAAAGAATACCAACAGCAGTTGGACAGAAATGAATTACCTACAAGACGCAAACGTGAACAAGCACGCGACCTATACGACAAGGAAGGCATTGATCGTAAGGGAAAAGATATTGACCACAAGCGCCCACTATCTAAGGGTGGAAGCACAGCCAAGAGCAACCTGCAACTCAAAGCACCCAGCGCCAACCGTTCATTCAGCCGCAACAGCGACCACACTGTGAAGGTAAACAAACCTAAGAAGAAATAAAAATTCGTGTAATACGTGCCGCGTCAGGTGTGAGTGGTGGCACGGGGGGCTTTTTAAAGTTGAACCCTCAAACCGCATCAGTCAGAGTTTTTACTATTCCGTTTAGATGATCTGACCGATTGACACCCGTAAGGTGTCACTTAGCGATCGAAAGTGGATGTCACTTTCGGTCTGTTTTGCATTGGAGAATGTATGGAAATCATTGACGGAAAAGCATTAAAACTTAAATTAAAGAACCCGTACAGGGTCTTGAACGTGATACCCAAGAGCGCATTGCTTGAGGAAGGCCCCATCAGTACAGTGATGGTGCACTGGGGTTTGGAAGAAGCGCAGGTATTAAAGAACCTGAAGGTCAAGAACGTACCTTCCCCTATCGTTGCCAAGTACAAGTGGCCGGGCATCTACCAACCGTTCACACACCAGAAACAAACAGCCGCGTTTCTTACTCTGCACAGGCGTGCCTTCTGCTTCTCAGAGCCGGGCACAGGCAAGACACTATCAATCACATGGGCGTGTGATTACTTGATGAACGCCAAACACATCAAACGTGTGCTCATCATCTGCCCTCTTTCAATCATGCAATCAGCGTGGCAGAACGACATTTTCAAAGGCGCGATGCACAGGAAGGTTGGGATTGCCTATGGCTCAAAAGAAAAGCGGCAACAAGTAATCAATTCGGATGCAGAGTTTGTCATCATCAACTACGACGGCGTACCCATTGTGGAAGACGACATCATCAAGGCTAACTTTGACATGGTAGTAATCGACGAGGCCAACGCCTACAAGACCGCAACCACTACCCGCTGGCGTACCCTGAACCGGATCGTCAAGCCCAACATGTGGCTATGGATGTTGACAGGAACCCCTGCCTCACAGTCGCCCCTAGATGCGTATGGTCTGGCTAAGTTAGTTAACCCATCGGCTGCACCCCGTAGCTTTTCTATGTACCGCGACCAAGTGATGAACAAGATCACTCAGTTCAAGTGGGCACCCAAACGGGAAGCAGAGCAGATAGTCAGCACACTGCTACAACCTGCAATCAGGTTTACCAAAGAGCAATGCCTTGACCTGCCAGACTTACTGTACGCAGAGCGTGAGGTTCCCATGACTGCACAGCAGATACGCTACTACGAGAAGCTTCGCAAGGTGATGGCTATGCAGGCGGCAGGGGAGGAAGTCACAGCCATCAACGCCGCCGCTAAGCTGAACAAGCTACTACAGATTTCCTGTGGCGCGGTCTATTCCGATAGTGGCGAGATCGTGACCTTTGACTCTAGCAGTCGCACTGCCGTGCTCAAAGAAGTCATTGACGAATCCAGCCATAAGGTATTGGTGTTTGCCCCATACCGCCATGCCATTGAGATTCTGTACGAGGAGTTGCGCAGGGATGGCTACACAGTGGATGTGATACATGGGGGTGTACCTGCGGGCAGGCGTACGGAAATCTTTCGTAAGTTCCAAGATGAGCCAGACCCACGGGTGCTTGTCATACAGCCTCAAGCTGCATCACACGGTGTCACCTTGCACGCGGCAAACACGATTGTATGGTGGGCACCCATCACATCATACGAGACATACGCGCAAGCCAATGCACGTATTCACAGGGCAGGGCAAGTGAACAAATGTTTGGTTGTCAAGCTCCAAGGAAGTCCAGTAGAGGCCAAGCTGTACAAAGCTTTAGAAACAAAAGAGTTAGCACAGTTTAATTTAATGGAACTTTATAAAGATGAATTCGACCTTAACAAATAAATTTATGGAGGTACTTGACAAAGTAAAGATAGGATGTATCATTAACCAAAAAACGAAACGGAAAGCAACATGGATATAACAGCAGATAAATTAGTACGCGTCTACATTAAGATGCGCGATGCTCGTGCCGCCCTCAAAGCGAAGTACGAAGCAGAAGACCTTGCAATCAAAGAGCAAATGGGTTTGGTTGAATCAAACTTGCTTGAGACTTGCAAAGCAACGGGAGCCGAGAGTATCAAGACGGCCCACGGCACAGCGATTCGTACAGTGCAAACACGCTACTGGACAGGCGACTGGGCTGCAATGCACAAATTCATCCGTGACCATGACGCACTTGACTTAGTTGAGAGGCGCATATCGCAGTTGAATATGAAAGAGTTCCTACGGGAAAATCCTGATGTACTTCCAACGGGATTGAACGTGGATCACAAATATACTGTAACTGTCAGGAGAAGCTAAATTGGAAACTGCCCTTACGTTGGCGCAGGTGGCGAAGCTTTTGCAAGTCGCACCGTCAACTGTTCACGCGCTCATCAAGGAAGAGAAGCCTGAGAAGCGTATACCTTTCATTCGCGTTGGTAAGAACTATCGATTCTTCGCTAGTGACCTTGCCAAATTTTTTAACATTGACTTAGCAATTATTAACACTTTCATCAAAAAGGAAACACCAAATGTCTGACCTCGCACTATTCTCCCAAGGCGGTAACACCCTCCCAGCCCACTTGCGTAACCTTGAACTGGACGCAACAACCAAAGCCCTGATGGGTGGCGGTGGTAACGGCAAACGCATCTCAATCAAAGGCGGTGTATTCCGCATGGTTGTTGGCGGTAAAGAAGTTGCTCAGAATGACGACCGCGCCATGAACGTGGTAGTGGTTCGCTCTGCTGAGAAAACATCACGCCAGTACTATGCAGGCACTTACGTAGAAGGCCAGAACGCTTCCCCCGATTGCTCATCCAATGATGGCGTTGCACCAGACAAAGGTGTAAAGAACCCACAGAGCACAAGTTGCCAGAACTGCCAACAGAACATCAAGGGTTCTGGTCAGGGTGATAGCCGTGCTTGCCGCTTCAGCCAACGTATTGCTGTGGCTTTGGAAAACAATCTGTCAGGTGATGTGTATCAGTTGTCATTGCCCGGTCAGTCAATCTTCGGCACAGGCGATAACGGCAAGATGCCACTGCAACAGTACGCTAAGTTCTTGGGCGGTCATGGTATCCCCGTGACAGCCGTTGTGACTGAGATGCGTTTTGATACATCAAGCGCAACGCCTAAGCCGCACCTGCACCCAAGGCCGCTAAACCCGAAGCTGTTGACGAACCCGTCAAACGTGCCGTGAAGAAAACGGAATCCAAAGACGTAGCCTCTGTGCTTGATGCATGGGCAGACGACAGCGACGAGTAAACCAATCGGGGGGAACGCTACGCAAAGATTCTTCGGAGCTTGCAGACGAGTGGTTAGTACCCCCACCTAACGAAAGACAGCGATGATTGGTTACACATTAGCCACGGTGCTAAAGAACAAGCAAGCTGATGGGAAGTTGTCCGGTGTAAAAATCGGCAGGGCTTGCATCAAGAAAAACATATCGGTGAAGAAGGTTGCCGAGATTGCAGGGGTTACGAAGATAACCGTTTATGCGTGGTTTGCGGGTGAGTATTCACCGCGCCCTGAAACCGCCAAGAAAATCCAAAACTATATTGACCGCCATTAACCCGAAGTATCCCTATGACATTGACCGAATTTCTGAATGCGGTGTTGCCGGATACTGGCAAATACTGCGCGGTCGGCATCAGGCAGGAGAAGTTACGTACACGGTTTGCAACTGACATTCCATCTCTCATCACGGAAATACAGGACATCTATGGTGCTGACGCTGACACGTACTATGCGATGTTCTCGTTTGACCCTGAGATTGTTTCACCCCGTAGGCTAGCTGCCAACGCATACAGAGCCAAAGCATTTTGGCTTGATTTAGACTGTGGCCCCACCAAGGATTACGCATCACGTGATCTGGCAATGGCGGCACTGGGGCAGTTTTGCGCTGACCTAGGTTTACCTCAACCCATCTGTATCAACTCTGGTAACGGAGTGCATGCGTACTGGGTACTGCCTGAGAGTATCGACAAGAACACATGGCTACCTGTGGCCAAGCGTTTAAAGAATGTTTGCACTGAACGTAGTTTATTTGCTGATCCTGCTTGCACAACTGACATGGCGCGTATCCTTCGCGTGCCAGAGACACACAACTTTAAAAACCCCGATGCCCCGCTTCCAGTGGAGTACATAGGTGGTGATGGTAAGGTTGACCTGTTTGATTTTGCCGCCGCCCTAGGTGCGCCCGAGCCAAGCCAGTCTACTGACGCATTACCCTTTGAAGTACCTGACTACATCAAGAACGCTGGGTCTGATGCAACCAGCAAAGCCCTGATGGGGCAGAACAATTCGTATCGCTTTGAAAAGATTATTGCTTTGAAGCTAGAGGGT